AAAGCCTACACAGTTAATCTGATCACCTACACGTTGGTTATCGCCGACGCCCTGTGGAGGCATCTCATTTGAAGCATTCATAAGAAATCCACCTGGTGTATTATGCTTAATATCTGCCTTACTGTGTGCCCAACTAGTATACTTAGGCTCTGCCACTTTCAATGTCGCTCTCTTAACAGCAGCTGCAAACTTCTTAGTAGACATAGATTTACGAGCACGCTTCACTGGTCGCTTACTCTTCTTAGAAAACTTACGCTTAGAGAACTTACGCTTAAAGGCCATTCATTAACACACCCAAGTGGGTCCTTAAATAGTAACAAGCTCGAGACGAACTGTAGTAGTGATGCGTCGTAGAAACTCACGTGGCTCCGTAAAGATCATTGAAGTGTCGTCCGGTGAATAGACTGATGTAATGTAGATTATTTTGGGCTTCCAGGGAGCTTGCCCTCCTTTAGTGCTAACTGTACAAAGACGCCTATCAAGCTCTGTAAGAAACTGAGCCTTGTCTTTGATGGTATATGGGATAAGGTTGCGATAAGCCACAACAGGATCCATGCTATATCCACATTTCCACTTATATCCATCTGCTGCAAGACATTCGTAACATTTAGGGTGTCGTTCATCGATGTAACGGTCCTTACCAGAACCAGACGGGCCCCATATATATATGACCTCGGGCTTGCTGAAATCACCTTGAGCTTTTCGCATACGCTTGTTGTTTAAATATTGACCCATCGCCCGGTAATTGTGCATCACAGTGCTGAAGTGTGGTTCCTCCTCGGCTAAGTCGAAGACGTTGGAACCGTTCGGCAATTCGTCTAAGCGCCTCTTCGTTCCTAGGATATCGGTCCTCCGGCCTTGCATAGGGGCATCCCCAATCTTGGTGTAACTCCCCTCCTTCGAACAATACCTTTCGTTGTCTATAAGTCGACCATACATCGGTTCCCGAAAGCTGTCGCCGATCCAAGATTTGAACTGGGAGAATCTCACCGGATTCCACGTTACGCAAAAACACTGTAGGTGCTCTTTCCCACATTTCTCTCCCACCTCCCTCCCGAACATTAAATACTTGACCCAGTCTGGAGTTTTGGATATCTGTGCCACACGCTCGTCAAGAGTTTTATATTGCTCGCTAAGATGAATAGTCATAACCCACGTAGTTCCTTTGGCCTTTGACACATCTGAAACGTCCTTTGAAGCGTTGCTTGTTTTGTCCGTCATGTCCGGGAAGTGCCTGGGGGTAATAATAGACCCCAGGCTGGACCAGGGACTTTGGAATGAAAAAAGATTTCCATATATACCCTTGCGCGCCGACCTCCTCCGATTGCAGTCTCGCTTATCGAAGTCGGCTATCCGCTCCTAACGTCGCGGGCCTCCTTCTCCGCGCGAGACATCGGAGGTCGGCTTTATGCTGCCTCCGGCGGCCGTGGGGGGAGGGTTTTTGGTATTGACACAGATTATTTTAGAAATTTTTATTAAATTCAAGGATCTTTGAACATCATTTGCGTTTGCAATTGAATGTAACCAACATTATCAGATACCAAAGTACCATAAGCATCATATGCACAAATCAACAAATACATATCAACAGGATCGTTGACCTGCGTTCCACCATTTGCCTGAAACTTTAAGAGCTTCTTGTACGGTATCCAGATCTTCTTAATAAACGTGAATTCTTCGGTGTTGTTCGAATCCGGGGCAAGAATATACTTGTACGTATACGTCTTAAGCACCTTCACTAGGTCGGTGTTAATGTCATCTAACATGCAGTTGCCAGAAACATTGTCAAACCATGTTCCATACGCATAAGAAGTACCACGAGGAACTGAAACGATACGAACTTGCCAAGTTACATTCTCACGATCTGCAAACTGGCCAAACAGCATCTTACATCTAAAGCCTACACAGTTAATCTGATCACCTACACGTTGGTTATCGCCGACGCCCTGTGGAGGCATCTCATTTGAAGCATTCATAAGAAATCCACCTGGTGTATTATGCTTAATATCTGCCTTA